GCATCCAAGAATTACACAGAAGGTGGAGAAGCGTCCCTTACTCAAAAACAAATGATTGAGATTTGCGTCCATATCAACGGAGGGTCGAAGAAAAAGGGAGAAATTCAGGGTGTTTTCCAAATGACAAAATTTGGAAATATTTGCTTAAATTAAATTTGGTGGTTTAGTTTTATTGATTTATTTTTGTATTCTAAAACAAAAATTTATGTTGTCATTAGAAACAATCCGTTCACAAGCACCTTCAGTATTCACAACCTCCCCACACCCCAAGATGACGGACAAGTATACTTTTGTCCCCACATTTGAAATCTTGGAAAACTTTGAAAAAGAAGGTTGGAATGTTTATTCGGCAAAACAACTTGGGCGAACTGATTATTCAACTCATGAGATTCGTTTGAGAAATGGGCAACTACCTCAAGTTGGTGATTCGTTGGTTGAGGCAATCATTCGTAACTCCCACAATGGACTTTCTTCTTTCCAAGTTAGTTCAGGTCTTTATCGATTGATTTGCTCCAATGGTCTCACAGTCCCCACATCTGTTGCAGAATCGATTAACATCCGACATATGAAGTTGGACATGGGTGTGGTTCGTCAGGTCACAGATGAGTTTGCAGAGCGTCTACCGTTGATTCAAAGGTCTGTGGGTCGTATGGAGTCCACACAGTTGTCTGAAGGTCAAACTATGGATTTGGTTAATAAGTCTATGATGGTTCGTTGGCAAAAGGGGTCTGTTCCTTCATCCATCAACTTTCAAGACATTTTGCAACCTGAACGAAATGAGGATAATGGGAACTCTGTTTGGAAAGTGTTCAATGTGATTCAAGAAAAGTTTGTTCGTGGAGGTGTTAAATACAATTCCAAAAAAGGTCGAAGTGTTAGTATGAAAGAACTCAAAAACTTTCAGAATATCAATCGAATCAACACGGAACTTTGGGAACTTGCAGAATCCTACTGTAATTAAAATATGGAGGTCTTTGACCTCCTTTTTTGTTTTTATTATATTTGTCAGATGAAAGAAGTTCTGTTTAAAAAAAGTTGGGAGAAATTTTACATTCTCGAATCAAACGATTCATCCCCCATCGATGCCATCAATAAAGATGAGGACTTCAATGTGGTTTTTGCCAATCCCAAATATCCTTTATTTACCTCAAAAAAAAGCTACGAACCATCCGAAGAATTATTTTTGAAATATTTTGCAAACCCACTTTTTGAAATAGGTAAGATTTCTCTTTTATTGGTTGTTGAGAAAGAAAATGATAAGCTCTCATTAAAATTCTTTAACAGTCATAAGTTTAGAAAAGTTGGAAAGAATTATTTCCAATTCAGAAAGGATGTAGATTATTTCACTATCAATTTAAAGAAGGGAGATGTCTATAATGGATACTTGAAAAATTATCAAAACAAAAAAAAGTATTCATCTTCAATTAGGAAAAACTATTTCGTGAATGACCCTTTCAATCAACTAAAAACAAAGATAAAATCAAGTGTTGACCAATTTAGTCCTCAAACCTTTGATAATGGATATCACATTTGTGTTGCGTTCTCAACATTCGTAGAGAATATTGATGGAATATCTGCTCAAAGTTTTCATAAGGAAAACGATAGAATCTTCAAATTCTATTTGGACAAAAAAAATTTCAAATACCCGAATAACTTTCCTGTGTTCAAAAACTTATTGTGGGGAAAGGAGTTTAGAAAAATCCTGAAGAAAAATTCAATGAGATTGGTTGATTCTTTGATGAAATATAAAGGGTTGTCTGGTAAAATAATAAGAAAGGCGTTGCATAAATGTGAAAATAAAGAACCCAACATTGAATTATATCTTACAATCAAAAGTATTTTCGGTGAAAACAAAATACATCAAGAAGAAAATCTAATTGAGAAAATTTTTGACTCTAGTTCCTCTAACTATATGAACATAAAGATGCTTCAAGATTTTATTCAAGTTTCGACAAAAGAGGAACAAAATAAAATGTTTAATATTTTCAAAGAAATATATATCGAAAATGAATTTGATTCTTACACCTTCATGGACCACATAAGATTTTATCTTCATTTGAAAAGATATGGTGAAACAGAATTAAAATGGACAAGTAATTCCTACGATGATGAATTCAGAAACATACATTTAGTCTGGTCGGAGAAGTTAGATTTTTATCAAAGGGGGATTTATAAAAGAAGTTATCCTGATTTTTTTTATGAGAAGTTATCAACACCTATTGAAACCAAAGAGTGTAATTATTACGCGGTTTTATTAGATGAAACAACTAATTACAACGAGGAAAGTTTTGTTCAATCAAATTGTGTTAGAACCTATATTGGTAAAGCCTCAAGTATCATAGTTTCTTTGAGAAAAGATTCTGACACATCAAAACAAAGAGCGACTTTGGAATATTATATTTCCAAAGAACAAGATAAAATAAAAATAAAAAGAGTTCAGTCCAAAGGGACATACAACTCTTCATTAGATTTTTCTTGGTCCGAAGCTTTGGAAAAAATTGATGTGTTGATTAATGAAATAGTTCAAGACAAAAGATTCGAAACCGTTTCAATTACAAAAGAGTGTTTAAACGGAACCAAGTTCTTCTCGAAGTCTTTGTGGAATTTGGATGGTCATTTAGTTTGGGAATATAAAAATATTTACGATACGGTCGATGGGACTTATAATTGGTAATATGGAAACTGTAAAGTCGGAATATATAAGTCATTTGGAAAACCAAGAAGGTATTTTTTCATTATTCAAACTTTCTAACCATAAAAATGAATTTTATAAACTATTAAAAGAGAGAAAGACAGAAATAGTTCATGAGATTTATGAGACCGATACCAACGAAAAATTAATCAACAAAGAAATCGTTTTCAAGACAACTCAAAATTTCTATATTCATATTGTGAATGATGATAACTACTTCATGAATATTTATTATAAACCACAACAATTTAACGAATTGATGTTATTTGTTGGACAAATGAAAAAAAATATAAAAAATGCAACAACTAAACACTGAACAACTCAAAGAAAAAATTAACAACGGAGAAAATTTTATTTTGGACCTTTATGCTACTTGGTGCGGTCCTTGTAAAATAATGTTAAACAATTTGACCAGAGTTAACGAAAGTTTATTGAGTGAATCCACAGATTCTCCAAAATATCAAATCTACAAATACGACATTGATTCCGACAGAGAATTTGTAGTTAGTGAATTAGGAATCAGAAGTGTTCCAACAATTAAACTATTTAAGGAGGGTAAAGAAGTATTCTCAAAGGCTGGAGTTATGTCTCCTACAGAAGTTTTAAACCTTATCAACGAATGACAAAGGAATTACATGTTATAGTATTCACAATGAAAGGTTGTCCATTTTGTGATGACTTCAAAACTATGTTAGAAAATGAGAACATAAATTTTGTCGACAGAGATATTCATGAATACGAAGAAGAATATCAGATTTATACTGAAATTACAAATAACGAAATGGTCCCATCTCTTCTATTGATTGAGACTGACGGGGAAGATAACAAATCTTATTTATACGCACCTGAAAGAGACTATAATGAATTGACTGAAGCAGTAGAAATAATCAGAGACCACATCATTATTTCAGGTGTAAACTAAAACATTTCAATATTCTCTTTGGAATTTTTGAGGAAATCATATTCCTCTGTTTGTCTCAATAGTTCATCACAAAAATCTACCTCTAAAAAGTTCTTCTCAAGTTTTTTGAAGTTAAAGTCGTAGACATCAAGTATTGATGATACTAAAAAGTCTTCAAATTTATTAATCTTTGGATTATAAATTTTCAGATTTTCATCATTGTTTTTATTGTGTAATTCGAAGTTTAAGACTTCGAAATAATAACTTTTACTAATACTATAACAAATTTGTTTCATAAGGTATAGTAATAATCTACCTTGTTTAAGAGAATATCCGTATGGAAAATTTGATGAACTATGAACCTTGAGGTCTTGTTTATCCGAGAGTTCATAATTGTATTCATTGCTTTTGTCGGGGTTCAAATTATATTCATCAATTTGGGTTTGGTGATACAAACAATTATCTGAATTGAACAAACTTAATTTTAATTTTTCGAGTTCTTTCATTTCGGATTCATATTCAATTAAATCTATTGTTTGGAAGATAAATCCCTCCTCGAAGTATTCTGAATATTTCGAAATAAATTCATTTTTAATTTCGGGTATGTCCAATAAGTCATTATGAGATGTCTTACCCTTCACAACCCAAAAGTTACCGAAATCAACTATGTTTATTATTGATGATTCTTCTTTTGGAATCTTTGATAATATAAAATCTGCGAATAAATTAACTCTAAAGTCTCTACTTTTCCTACCTATAATTTCCATTAAAATTTTTTGAAAATTATAGAGAAATAAAATTTGATAAGAAATACAAAATTAAGATAAAGAATTATAAATTTCTGTAGAAGTATTATATAACATGTTCAGAAATCTTTTCCAAATTTCTGGGTTATATTTTTTTATCAGTTCCACATAGGTTAGATAATAAGGTTCATCCTCAACGGATTTCATAAATTCTTCAACTCCAGGAAATTCAGTTGGCATATCGGAAACGAGTTTTGAGATTCTATCATCCAAAACATTTTCATCATTGATTCTTGTTAGGATATCTAGTGAAAGTTTAGTTAACTTCTCACCTTTTGAAAAATAATTCATTATATTTTTCAAAGATTTTTGTAACATTTTCTTATTGTCGATTGATTTCAAATTTGCCAATCTTCTCTCAAACTCCAAGACCAATCCTTCCAAAAATTCATTTGATATTGCTCTAAATTCAATCGGATGACCCCAATATTTTTCATCACTCTTCTCATCATATGTCAGATTGTATTTTGGACTTTCTGCTGTTGATTGAGAAGGGTCGGTTGCATGTAGCATCTCATGATATATTGTTAAGAAAAGATTTTTCTTTGATAAAAATTCTTTGGGTTGTAGTTCCATTACAAAGTCCATAGGGTCTCTCGAACTTTTTGGTTTGGTGGACATATACCCTATGTATTTCAATCTTGGATTGATATAAACTTTGACAAATCCATCAACTCCATCAGAGGTTTTGAAAGGAAAAGAATCTACTTGAGTTTTGACTTGAAACTTTTTGTTCCTTAACGACCAAAGTTTTTCTGTGAGTGTTGTAAGTTCAGTATAGGTTTGAGGGTCGAACTGAAATCTTTTCGATTCAACAACCAAATTTGATAATATGTTTAAGAAACTTTTCATCTGTCTAAATCAGTGCTCCAATCTATATTTATCTGCTTGGCAGTTATATTACCAATATATCTCTCAAATAAATTATGAAATTTAGTAGTTTCAGATTTTATATTCTTAATTCTGTTCATACCCTCGATGAGACCTGTTGCCAAATAAGCTTGTAATTCATCCTCATAAACATTGTCTCCATACCCCATTTTAGCTATTTTTTTAATCATTTGTTCTTTAACATTTGGGTCCATTTCATTAATGGCATCTGACATAGTTTTTCTGTAGGTTGGGTCAGAGAACCAAAGACCATGAGCTAATTCATGATATATTAAAGATTGGTCAGCACCATCGTGTTGGTCTATACCAATGAGATAATACTTATTCGAGCCAACAATGTTTTTGATTGTATCCACAACACTAAACATAATCATGTCATAAATGTTTAGGTCAGGAATTTTGGTCATACAGGACTCGATAGAATCACAGGGTATATTATAACCTGCGAAGTCTTCATGATAAGAAAAATAATCTTTTTTTGTTTTCTCTTTATAGAAATTTATATAATCTTCCCACTTAAAACCTTTACCTCTAAATGAATCTGAATCAGATTCATAAAATTCTTGATATCTCAAAAATACTCTAGCCCTTAACTTGTCATTTTTGATTACCAACGCGAAAATGTTAGGATAAACCTCAAACAATTTAATTTGGTCTAAAGTTTTCTGAATATTTTTCGGAGGGGTCTTTGGAGGTAATTCTCTTCTTGATTCTCTCAAAACTTTTAATATTTGCTCGGTCTTAACCATTAGATGTAATCTCGAAAATATTCGTTTATAAGTTTATCAACTTTTCTAAAATCAGGATAATCTGGTACAGATACCGATAAACAATCCCTATCTTCTTTTAAGACACCAAGAAAATCTCCCTGATATTCTAAAGTCCCTCTGTTACCGTAATTTTTGTTGTAAGATAGATAATCATTTATTATACCCTCGAAGTTATTAATTGGTATTTTGGATTTTTCTATTTTAGTTTCTTTTTTGTAAGGATGAGGGACACTAACCCACTCTCCTGGACCATCAAAATAATCACTTAATTCTTTCCAAATTGATTCATAGACTTCGTCTTGATGTGCAGAATTGTATGCATTGGAATGAACTGAAAATAATTCTGTATTTAAATCAACCAAATCATTTCGGAGTAAATAATTCATAGTTTCTTCATCATCCACAATTCTCGAAACATTCTCTTGATTTACTATTACATAGTCAGGATGGTTTTGTTCCTGAGCAATTAATTCCAAAAGTTCAGTTTCGGTAGACACTTCAATATCTTTTAAATCAAATATGATTCTTTCCATGAGTCTATCTATATTCTTTCTGTCCAATTCATCTATTACATCCCTATAAACATTATCAGTGGTTTCCGAATGTAATTCCCACCAATCACCTTCAACTGATAAAATATTACTTATAGTATTTGGACTTAAATCTTGTCTATTACCTCCACAAAATAAATCAGATAAATCTTCCCTTTGTCCAACCCAATAAACCTTTTTAGTTGCCGGGTCTATTTGGATATCTCTCAAAGACTTTTCAACCCAATGGTAGTATTTCTCCTTGTCGTTTTCATAAAGCCACAACAAAAATTCATTTTGCCACTCCTCGCTATCTGAAGCATTATGTGGGTCAATTTCACTCATCAAACCCCTTTTCTTCAATATGTTAAACCAAGTGTCATAGTCATTAAACCAAGTTTTGACATCCAAGTCACCATTATTGAACATTTCTATCAAATCATCCATTTTCATAACTTATATAAATACAAAAAAGGGAGTGTTTTTTCACTCCCTTAAATACATTTCGTCTTTTTCAAACTCAACGGCTTGTTTTGTTCACATTATAATACTTCTCAATTGTCTTCTTGATAGAATTTTTGATACTTTCAGTCTGAACTGCACTCGATTGTTGAGTAGTAGCTTGCTGAGTAGTCTGTTGAGTAGATGGAGATGTTTGATTTCCTTTATTTTTACAACCGCAAGACATAGTTTTTTATTTTAGATTAGTTTATTATTTGAAATTTATGTTTATAACAAGTTTTTCTTATTGTTCCTTCATATTTTTTACCGTTATTTACTTTTTTATTTCGTAAACAATATGATATTTTTTGACGAACATTTCTCGGGTTACCTGTAGTAAACGAGTTTTCTATTAAATAATTAGCAGCATCTACTAAATTGTCAAATGTTTTTTTTTCATTAGTTGAAATATTTTCTAAAAAAAATAATTTAAAATTTGAATTTTTTTCCAAATTAAATTTAGATAATTTTATTTTAACTTCATCATTATATTTGTTTCTTCTGAATTCATTAACGGTTGCTAAATTGAAACCAAATTTTGATATATTTGATTTGAATAAATTAATATAATGATTTTCTCGTATTATTAAATCGCATGGTTCACAATATTCAACTACCTCAAAAATAAATTCCGATTCTCCAAATTTGTTGAATGAATTTTGTAAGAAAATATTATCATGATTATTATTTTTCAATAACCAAAAATGTTTGTATTTTCTATTCGAGATATTAATAGAACTACCTATATAAGTTTTTCCCGTAATTTTATTATAAATTCTATAAATACCGCATCCCATAAATATAAATATAGATTACATTATTAAAGGAAATATATTTATCAAATAAAGTTGGATGGAAATTTTACATTTGATACAAGAAAGTAGAGTCGAGGACTTCGAGAAAAAATATTCTCAAAAGTTTTCCCAAGAAATGATTTCTCGAATGGTTAAAGCCATTACACCTAAATTTTTGGATTGGGTGGGAAAAAATTTGGAGGTAATGAACTTTGACAACAAGATTGTCAAGTTAATTGAGCTTCTCAACAAATTCGAAAAATATTCTACCAATTTACCCAAGACAGATTTATACCAATATAAATCAATAGATGAATTAGAAAATGAATTACAAAATTTCGAAAATAAAGACAGGAGAAATTTGAAAAAAGTGGAAGGGGGTAATATTGTCTATGAAGACGACAGATTTTTTGTTGTCAATCCTCTTACTCATCAATCATCTTGTTATTATGGTAAAGGAACCAAATGGTGCACGGCAAGTGAGTCAGATTCTCATTTTACAAAATATAATGAAGACGGGAAATTATTTTATATAATCGATAAAAGATTAAAAACTGATGACCCATATTATAAAGTCGCCCTACTTTATAAGTTTGATAAAGGTAAATCTTGGTGGGACGCTAAAGATATTCCTTTCACAAAAGGTTGGATTTTTGATAGCGAAGAATATCAAAAAATAATTTCTGAAATTGACAATTACATAGGCACGGCTTACTCTGAACAAGTTAAAATTTGGTCTGACAAAGAACTTGCACAAAAAGAAAGAAAAAGATTGGAGAGAACTGCTTACCAAAGAAGAATTCAACGATTACAACAAGATGCTTTAGCGAGAAAAGAAAATAATGAATGGGCACTCGACCAAGATTGTCCTTTGGTAGGATTGAAAGCACACGCATTATTAAATTGGTTAGAAGCACAAAACGATATTGAAATTAGAACAAATGAGGATGATATTAGATTAGAGGAAATCAATAATCAAATTGAATTATCAGATTCTGAAGATGAAATTTCCGAATTGGAAGATGAAAGAGAAGAGTTGGAGAAAAAAAATTCTGTTTATGACATAGTTCCGATAGGTTCACATTATGATATGACAACTTTCGAGATTTTGAACAATCCTGATTTGGAAAATCGAACATATGCAGTTGGGGATGAAGCAGAAACTGAAGATAGTGCTAAAGAAGCTACATCAAATTTAATTGATGATATTGGATACGATGGTTTCTCAAGAAGTTTCGTTACTGCTAATTTAGATAGAGATAAAATTAGGGAATATGCGTCTGATGTTTATGAAAACGATGTAAGGGATAACCCTGAAGTTTATTTCGATGATTCAGAAAGAGGGTTATCAGATAAACAAGAGGAGAGAGTAGACTTATTGAAGAGCAAAATAGAAAAGACCAAATCACAGATTGAAGATTTAGAACAATATGAAAGTGAGGAGGAGGACGAAGAAAAAATAGGGTATTACCAAGAAAAAATTGAGGAACTTAACAATTTTGTTACTGAATGGGAAGAAGAAATTTTAGAAATAGAAGAGTCACCAGATGGAGATTTTCCTGATGAACTTATTGATGATAAAATAGAAGAGTTAGTCAATGATGCTGTTTATGATGAGGTTTCTTTTTTGGAAAACTATGGGGCCAGTTTAGAAGATTTTATTGACAAAGATGAATTTATTCAGGCTGTTATAGACTCTGATGGATATGGTCCTTCATTGAATTCATATGATGGAGACATTGATGAAGTTGAGGTTTTGGGAGAAACTTTTTTTGTTATGAGAATTGATTAATAAATGATAATGTGTATCATTAATTTATGGCAAGAAAAAAGAAAATGACTTTCAAATTGGACCCCGAATGGTTAATCAAAGAACCATTGGATTTCGAATTGAAAAAATATACTCTTTTAGATTACATTCAGAAATGTGAAAAGAGATTCGACAATTTGGAAATATATCCAGATTTTGTTGAACTATCTTTGCATTTGGCTAACATTCAATCTTTGGTTAAAGAAAATGTTTTGTTGTTAACTGACAAGAAGTTTGAATCTTGCGATGATGAAATATTACTCAAAGAATTATACCCAAAAAAACCAAGAGAACTTTCAGATATAGAGAAAGTTGAGTTAGAAAAAACAATCAGATACTCGGGAAATAAGTTATTCGATACATTCAATATTGGAAAATCAATTTGGGATATAACTTTTGATAGTGTAGAAATTTCAATCAAAAAGAACAAAGAGTTTATAGAACCCACAAAGGCTTATGTTTATTATTTCAGAAAAGAAACAGAAACTTTATATGTTTGGGAATTGGAAATCAAAAAAACTAAAGTTGACAAAAACAGTCAAAAAAGTTATATGAAGTTGATTTATGAAAACAATCCCAAAGACTTAACCTTGTCCACAATACTTGGCACTTTCTCTAAATGGACAACCAACAAAAACTTTGATGAGATTCCAGTATTTGAAGCCAAGTCCAAACAATTATTACCTTTGGAGTCTACTTTAGTTCCAATAATTAAGAGAAAAGTTTTAGCTTTGATATATCAAATATCAAGTATGAAAATCGAAAAAAACTTTGATTCTTAATTTAATTTGAATTACTTTTGTTGTATGGGTTTCAATAGAAGAATTGTAAATTCAGAAAATTCAATTAATGCTTTAAGAGTCAATGACTTAAAAAGTTTATATGGTAAAAGTGACGCAATCTTATTCGAAGATGATATAAGTTCTTACATTTATGAACTTTATTGTCAAGGAAAACCCGAAAAAGAAATTTTAATAATCATCAATAAAAACATGGAGGAAAAAACCTATGAAGTGTATTAAAGCAATCAAAGCAACGAAAGAAATTGAACTCGGAACAATTAAACGAGTAGATGACAAAACCGCCTTCAACATGGTGGGGTTAAGTTGGGCTTATGTGTCAAAGTCTGAATGGAAAGCAACCACAAGAAAGGTAAAAGAAGTTCAGTCCAACACAGAAGAGACTCAAGAACAGGTAGAAAAGAAACCCTATAAGAAAGGTCAGAAACCCGAAAAAAAATCTAAAAAATGAAAAAGTTCTTGAAAAGACTTGAGTGGTATTGGGACTATTATTTTGCTTGGTATTTTTACAACGCCAACAAGTATCACCGATATATTGATTACATGGAAAAAAAGTGGGGAAACAAGAAAGAAAAAAATAAAGAATATGGCAGCAATTAATGAAACTTCTTTCACTGATAAAGAAATGGTCAATGGTCCTGCACATTACGGTGGTGTAGATAATCCATATGAAGTAATCAAAGTATGTGAAGCGTGGGAACTTGACAAAGATGCTTATCTTTTCAATGTTGTAAAATATATTGCAAGAGCAGGTAAGAAAGATATCAACAAAGAAATTGAAGATTTGGAAAAAGCAAGTTTTTATCTCAACAGGAAGATAAATAATCTAAAATCTTTATGATTTGAGTAAGAAAAAATATACGATGATTATCGGTAGATGGCAACCTCTAACCGACGAAGACAAATCAATAATTGAACAAAAGATTTCTGAAGGCCATAATATATTGATTTGTATCACTGATAATGAACCCAGTTCAGATAAACCTTTGACATCCAAAGAAGTTGAGTCTGAACTCAAGAAAGTATTTTGGAAATATCTTTCTGAAGAAAAAATTAAAACAATTATAATACCCGAAATAGAATGATTGAAACCAATAAAATAATAAACGGAAATTGTATCGAGGTAATGAAAGAACTACCTGAAAATACGATTGATTTGATTGTCACCAGTCCTCCCTATGGTGTCGGGATTGATTACGACACTCATGATGATGACATGTATTTTCAAGATTACAAAGTTTTTTCTAAAGACTGGTTGATTGAAGCATTTAGAGTTCTTAAAGAGGATGGAAGAATTGCACTTAATATTCCATACGAAATTAACCGACAGGCTAAGGGGGGAAGAATCTTTATGGTTGCGGAGCTTTGGTCAATCATGCAAGAGATTGGATATAAATTTTTTGGGATTGTGGACCTTGATGAAAATTCACCACACAGAAGTAAGACTACTGCTTGGGGTTCATGGATGTCTCCTTCAGCACCCTATATATACAATCCAAAAGAATGTGTGATTCTTGCTTACAAATCCAAACACATCAAAGTATTAAAGGGTGAACCTGAATGGGTTGGAGAACTTACGGAAGTTGAATCAGAAGATGGAACAAAGAAAAAGAAAACTCTGTATACTGAAGAACAAAAGAGAGAATTCATGGATTTAGTTTATGGTCAGTGGTCTTATTTCGCTGACACCAAACAACTTACAAAAGCAACTTTCTCATTAGACATCCCTGCAAAAGCAATAAAAATATTGACCTATAAGAATGATTTGGTTTTAGACCCATTCTGTGGTTCTGGAACTACACCATGTGCGGCAGAAATTCTCAATAGAAGATGGATTGGAATAGAACTTAGCCCAAATTATTGTGAAGTGGCAAGACAAAGAGTCAAACACTTCATAGACAAAAAAAACCAACCTGAATTAGATTTTGATAAAAAGGGAACTTAAGTTCCCTTTTTTGTTTGGTTTGATATTTATATAAAAAATCAAATGAAAGAAGAACTAATAAAAAAATTAGTCCAAATACAACTTCAATGGAAGTTTTTACATTGGCAAACTTTTGGCGACGCAAAACATAGATTATATGGTGAATTGTATGATGGGTTAGGTGATTTAATTGACGAATTCACTGAAACTATGATGGGAAAATACGGTAGACCTGAATTCGATTCAGAATTTGCTTTAATGTTCCAAGATATTTCCTCGTTAAGTATTCAAAATTTCATGGATGGTATTACCGAATTTTTGGTATCTATGTCAGATGAACTTGATGGAAAATATGACACAGACCTTTTGAACATTAGAGATGAAATGTTAGGTCTCATCAATAAATCGAAATACTTACTCACATTAAAATATTGATATGAAAAAAGTCATAAAACTAACGGAGAACGATTTAGAAAAAATTGTAAAAAGAGTCCTTAAAGAACAAGACGAAAAAGACGAAACAGGGGAACCCTTGAATAAAGGTGGGGATTTCAAAATTTGTGCATCTCCTATGGTCAAAGGAAACTCGAATTGTTATTCGAATACGAAAAAGAATCATCCTCAAGTTAATATTAGATTTAGTAAAGAAACATTTGGAGGATTGATGCATCCAGGAATTTATTGGGTGAAAGAAGGTGATAGTTTATCAAGAATCAAAGAAAAATTGAGAATTGGAGGTGACTTGAAAACCTTTGTTAAGGATATGAAAGAATTGAATCAATTAAAGGCGGATGACGATTTAAAACCAAACGATATTCTCCTTTTCAATGGAGAATCTTATTAATTGATGAGTAATTTAATAAAAGAAACAGGAATAAGAGACATTTCGGCTTTGAGGAAAAGATATCCCAAAGCCGAAATTTATTTTCACCAAGACCTGGATGGTGTTACAACTGCTATTGCCATGAAAAAATATTTGGAATCAAATGGAATAAAGGTTGTCGACTCACATATTATTCAATACGGGGACAAAGAATTTGCGGTTAAGAAAAATGATGCTGAAGGAGATATAATGCCAGTCTTGGTTGATTTTGCTCATGGAAAACCTATGTTCAAAATTCATACCGACCATCACGACAGACAAGTTGGAGTTGAAAAAGGAACTTCAAAACAATTCAGAGGGGCTCGTTCAAATGTTGAAACTCTATCTCAAATAGTATCACCTAAAGATTTATTCCCAAATCCTGATGTATTATTAATTAATACCGTAGACTCAGCTGACTTTGCTAAACAAAATATTTCACCCGAAGAAGTAATCAATTATCTATACCGATTCGATAAAGAGAAAACTTTACAAAAGAACAAATTATTATTGGGTCTTGTTATAAATAAACTTCTTTTAGCATTTAAAAACAGAAGAGGTTTTTTGGAAAGATTGGTTATGGACTCTGAGCCGTCATTACTTTCAATTTTAAATAACATTAAAAGTTGGATGAGGGATACTAATGCAGAGAAACCCGAACAACTACAACGACATGCGTCTGATTATATGGATAGAATGAAAACATATCCTGAAATGAAATTCAGTGATAATGTAATTTATCAATATGGTGGTGGAGATATGAGAAAGGCCGGTTCTTATGACAGATACACACCATTCAAAAACAATCCTGATGCTGATTTCCTAATTATGGTTTGGCCAATGGGATTGGTTCAGGCATCTTGTAATCCATTCAAAAAGGAAAGAGGATTGAAAGGTGTTAACTTGGGAGAGATAGCACAAGAAGTCATAAAAAGATGGGAGGAACAATTAAAAAGTAGGAAAGTCCCTTTATCTACAATTAAATGGGTAAGTGAAACATCTGTTAACCCTGAAAGTGTTGGATTCACTCAAAAAGATTTGGAGGCAATTTATGGAGAAAAGATTAGCGGACTTGAAAATGGCGAAAAATTGATGGATAAGTTGAGTTCAATCATGAATAAACCATTTTCTGAACTTGAGGAGAATGAAAAAGAATTGTTAGATAAAGTTGCA